GCCAGTCGTGGCTTTGTTGACACGCAACTACTACACAAAAGGCGAATCTCAGTATAGCGTGACAGAGCTAATGTCGCCACCAAAAATACGAAGGTTGCGCGAACAATACGATAGCCAGATTGAAGTTGATGTCACCTCATTGTTGGCGACTCAGTTTGGAACATTCATGCATGGCAAGCTGGAAGCCAAGGAAATTGAGGGATACATAAACGAAGAGCGGTTGTTTTCTGAAGTTGATGGTGTGACCATCAGCGGTGCGATTGATCTGCAACAGATAACGCCTGACGGCGTGGTCATCATTGATTACAAGTTTGTCAAAGCGTACTCAGTCATGATGAACAAGATTGACTGGGAGATTCAACTCAACATTTACAAATGGCTGGTTGAGACAGTTAAACACACCAAGGTGGTCGGGCTGAAGATTTGTGCGTTCGTCAAAGACTTCAGCAAGTTTGAAACCTCCAAGGAGGGTTATCCGCAGGCCGAGGCGGTCATGATTGACATCCCAATATGGGATTCAGTCAAAGCAGAAACATACGTGCGTACTCGCTTGGAGGCGCACCGCAATGCCAAAGTGGCACATGACTTTGGTGAAGAGCTACCGCTCTGCACCGATGAGGAAAGGTGGGCGAAAGAATCCACCTATGCAGTGAAGAGAGAGGGTCGCAAAACAGCGATCCGTGTGTTTAAAACAATCGAAGAAGCCACAGAGTTGGCAGAAAAGGAAAAAGGATATGTCGAAACAAGACAAGGTGAGTACGTCCGATGCGCCGGAAACTACTGCGGAGTCGCACAGTGGTGCGACCAATACCAAGGAGAAAAAAATGAGTCCGCTTGATTTGCTGACGATCAACGTCAACGACAAGACTGAGAAAAAGAATGGCATGACATACCTGTCATGGGCATGGGCATGGACTGAGGTTCTCAAAGCCGACCCAGCCGCCAACTTTGAGGTCAAGATGTTTCCCGATGGGACGGGCATTGGCATGACTCCGGTCATGTCTGTTGGCGAAACTGCGATGGTCTGGGTGACCTGCACGGTCTTTGGCAAAGCCATGACCTGCCAATTGCCTGTGTTGGACTTCCGCAACAAGCCCATCTTCAATCCCAATTCGATGGATGTCAACACCGCCATCATGCGCTGTTTGGTCAAAGCCATCGCACTGCATGGACTCGGGTTGTACATCTACAGTGGCGAAGACATGCCTTTGGAAGACACCAAGGTAGTGACGGTTACAACTCCGGCGGCGAGCGTAGAAATGACCGTACCCGCAGGTGCACCCATACCCACGGTCGTGACCTCTGACGGGGCTTCTATCGAAGCGGTCGAGGCTCCCAAGGGGGCATGGGCAGAAGATGATGCCGCAAAGATTGGCGACACCATGATGGCGTTCATCAGTGTTCACCGTGATCTGCCGGATTTAAACAGTTACTGGAAAAAAAACCAAGTCATCTTGGACAAGCTCAAGGCCAGCCACCCTGAGATTTACAACGCCGTCCGCAATGGCTTTGCGGAATACAAGAAAACTTTGCAAGGAGCTTCAAAATGAGCGAAAAAGAATATAAAAAGTACCCCGATGCGGGCGCTATCCATTCAACATCTTCCAAGAAGTCGCCCAAGTCACCTGATTACTTCGGTGAGATTGCGATCAACATGAAAGATATGACCAACATTCACATTGAAGATGGCTTGCACATCATCAAGCTGAGTGGCTGGAAGAAGGTTGGCCCGAGCGGCAAAACTTATCTGTCAATCAACGTCAATCGTTTTGTACCGGAGGATGCGCCCAAAACGAATTCCAAAAACGACGATGACGACATTCCNTTTTGAGGAGTTAAGTATGCGTAGAAATTCAGCTGAAATTCCCGGGCCAACGCNGGAAGAGGTAAGAGCGTTTGTTCGTTTAAACCCAGAAATGCAACCTTCGCAGATTGCAAAAACAATCAACTGTGATTTAGGTAGGGCGTACAACGCCCGTTGCATGGAGGGTGTTTCTAGGCCAACGCCACGCTTCAATAGCGCACCGCAGAAAGCCGGACTTAAAGTGGTTCGATCCAGCACCTTGGAAGCCAAGGACAAGCGTATAGCCGAATTGGAGGATGAGATTTTGGAGCTGAAGACCAGACCAGACTTCGCCAAGCCTGAGCCTACGATTATTGAGCGAATCAAGTTTGTCACATCGGAGCCATCTGCGGAATTAGAAGCAGAAGTGGTGAAGCTTCGTGCAGAGCTTTCTGAGGCACGTGTTGTGATTTCTTATCTTGAGAAAAAGCTACATGGCACTTCAGTTTGAAGCCCGCAAGGTAGCGTTGAAGCAGGACAGAACCGGATACGTTCTGACCTTGGCTTTGCACCCTGACGAAATACCGGAAGAGCTTCTTCGGGATTTTGTCGGGGCACGATATGGATGTGCGCTTGTGCGCATCCAAGACGATGAGACTGCATCGACATATGAGAACCGTGTTCAACGTGCGGGGATGCTGTGTCGGTCGCAGGACTTCCAAGATTTTCTTGGCATGCTTGATGAAGCCAGTACCGCTGAAGAATTGTGTAAACGGTGTGGTATCAGTTCACGCAGTGAGTTGAACGGAAACAAAAAAGCTCAACAAATATTTGACGACATCGTCATTGAATTTAACTCAGGATTAAAAAATGACTTTTAGTAAAAACTACAGACAGTTCATGGCGTACTTCAGTGAAGATCTCATGGAGAAGCTTCGTGGTTATTCCAAAGAAACCAAGACTCCAATGTCTCAGCTTGTGAGGGAAGGTGTGTCGGCTCGGATTGCTGATGACAACCTATTTGCCGAAGGCTTTAACCAAGGCATGAACAAAGCAATCAGTGTCATTCATGATTTGCAATTTGCTCAGATGAGGTTCCCGTCGGGCGCTTCATACGCAGAACTTATTGAGAATGAATTGGTTAAACACATGTGGCGCAAGCCGGTAGACGGAGGCTCAAATGAAAGTGGGAACATCGAGGAACCAGTGTCGGGGCTGTAATGAGTATTTCAACAGCAATTGGGCGTTTGAACATCACCGTACCGGTAAGTTTGGTGTTGACCGTAGATGCAAGACACCTGAAGAAATGCAGGCTGCTGGCTTGCGTTTAAACAAAGATGGTTATTGGGCAGGAGAGCCAAGGCCAGACATTGAAACCAAAGAAGAGGAGACATCATGAACTGGGGATCATTTATTGGACTGGCCTGCTTCATTGCATGGCTCACACACATCTTCACTTGCTTTGCGCAAGCAATGTGGGGCTTCTTGTTGGCTGGTGCAATCTTCTTCCCAATTGGAATATTGCACGGCTTTTATCTTTGGTTCCATTAAGGAGACTGCGATGGATGATCCGGTAAACCACCCGTCCCATTACAAAGTGGGTGGCATTGAAACAATTGATTTCATTGAAGCCAAAAAGCTGAACTACAACATGGGTAACGCCGTGAAGTACATCACCCGTGCTGAACACAAGGGCAACAAGAAGCAAGACTTGGAGAAGGCGGTATGGTATTTAAACAGAGAAATTGGGAGGCTGTGATGTGGGATGTGCTGATAACGGTATCGTTGATGGGCTTTGGTGCGTTGGCTGTCATTGTTGTCGGTGCAGTCTTTATCGCAGCTCTCTTCTATATGCAGGACGGAGGCGGCAATGACTGACTTCAAATACCGAATCACATACAGCAACGGCAACTATGTTGATTGGGATTCAATGCAAAAAGAACTTGCATGGGCGTATAGATGGGGAATATTTCTGTACGCAGTCCGTTTAAACANTGGCGCATGGAGAGCAGGGCATAAATCATTCACATACTGGCGCTATGTCATGAACAGGAAACCGAAGATCACAAGGGAGATGAAGAAATGAAAAAGATTATTGGATTGTTGTTGGTTGCCGCACTTGCCGGATGTTCCCGTGAGGCCGACGTTGCCTCAAAGAACATGTCAGTGGCCGCAGATCAGTTTGAAGTCAACCGCCGTGTGGTGTTCTACAACGGCATCACTGGCGAGTACATGCTGACCATCGAAGGGCTNTGCGCATTGGGCAATTATGACAAGCACAAGGAGTTGTCCTTGACTTGCAAGGTTGGGCCAAACATGTACAAAAAGCATTTCCTTGGACTGTCAGACAACGTGACATATTTTGTTGAGCAGTTGGAGCCCAACAAGGTCAGC